TGCGCCGGGCATTTTAGTTGAAAGTTAAATTATTTTTAAGATTATTCTTTTATAAATAAATAACTTCCATAAATAAAAGTAATCATTGAAAACCAAAACAATGCATTACCACTTACAAAAAATGTTTGATAAAAGTTATTCATTTATTATTTTCCATTTCTTCTAAATCTTTATTAAATAATTTTGCAATTCTAATTTGCTCTTTCTCTGGAGTGTTAGCCCAAAGATAACCAAGCAAATAGTGAGTGCCTGAATCTCTATCGTTTCCACGAATTTGACGGCATACTTTTAGTACATCTTGAAGTTCAATACTCATTAGTTATAACTCCTTTTACATTCTGAACATAGGTAATTTAATTTGCAGTAGCAACCAGCATATACTGGCGCAGGGTTTTCATAGTAGTCATCATAGGAATCCATTATATATTAACCCCAACATTCTGAGCAAGTAGCAGTTAGATATTTAGAATCATCAGTCCACATTGGTAGACGCTCAGGGTCGGTATCGTTATACCAACGCTCAATATTTTGTTCACATTCCATGCAGAATGTAAATTGGTCATCATTTACTGATGAGATAGCAGGAACGAATGGAATATGTGTTTTACACATTGTATTTAGTGAAGTCATTTGGACTTCCTTTCTTTAGGGGGCTTACTTCTTTTTCAACCTTCTATACATAGAAGTTTACCATAGGGGTCTGACATCTACTAGCCAGTAATCGTATCAAATCGGACATTTGGAAATGTGATGTACGTCATGTGGATAACTTGAGCGTAAAATAAAGTGTGACGTATATCATGTGGATAACTTGCGACACGCCCGAACGTGCCGGGTTTTTTATTTGAAGTCTTTAAAAATTTCTTCTAAAGTTTTTATTTCTTCATTTGTTAAATGATCAATTTTAATTGCATCTGCAAATCCAAAAATATCTTTATTCAAAATAAATTCCTCCTTTTACATTTTTATGATTTATACACACATTACCTTTTGGAATTGGTGTATGACATTTGAAACATAGCATTTGCATAGGTGCATTGAATGTTATTGCTAATTCAAGGTCTAACAATTCAGCGGTAGTGGCAGATTCAATATCTACCCAGCCAGCGCCAGATTCATTCATTCTAAAGATTTCAATACTCATTAGGCATACACTCCTTTCTCAATTAGTGAATCTAACTTAGCAGATAATTCATCTGCCTCATCAGCAACCCACTCACTTATTTCATAGTGGGACATAAATTCTGCAAGAGTCATTAGACCCTTGTATTCATTACAAGATACGCAATATTCATCAGCGTATTGTGAGCAGAAAGCGCATACAATTTTGTTAGCGTATTCCGCAGGGAGAGTATTTAGTGTATAAGTAGTCATTACTTATACTCCTTTCTTGAGCAGTTATCCATATGGATAGCAAGCCATCCACACTCGGAGCATATAGCGTCTCCTAGTCGGGCTAGTAGTTGCTCTCTACTTTCTAGTGAGTTTCTATTTTCATATAGTGAGTTCATTTGGAACTCCTTTCTTTTTTTATCTAAACTTTTATTTTCTTTTGATACTGTAAGTATAACAGGGGGGTCTGACATCTACTGATAAGTAACTATGACAAATCGGACATTTTGTTTTGTGACTTACACCACATCTCCAGAAATAGGGGAATTAAGGCTCTGAGCAGGGGTTTTATAAGGGGGTATAAAAGTGATGTGCACCACATTTTGCCGGGCTTTGTGAGGTAAATCACATGCGACACGCCGTGTTAGGACTTGACTTTTTGACATTTCTATGGTAGTATTCTACTATAAGAAAAATTAAATAAAGAAGCAAGGTATGAGCCTTAGCAAATAAATGTGAGATAAATCACAGTGAGCCTAAGCAAATAAGACCTCAAAATGTCAGTGGTATCTGATAGGATACTAGTATAAGAATGATATTGCTAAGGAGTTTGGCTTAGAGGCTGGTGGATATGCTCCACGCCCTAAGTATGAATTACCTATCCGAATTGCTCAACGCATTAACGATAAATATCCACCTACCTATGAGGGTAGAAAAGTTATCCTCAACCCTATGGGTGTGCGTATCGCTAAGCGATATATCTCTCTAATGAAAGCGGGGGTAATTAAATGATTAACTCAGTATTAAGTATCCCATGCAATACATGCTATGGTCATGGCATTATCTTTATAGGTGATAACCATGATTACAATATAGAGCCATGCGAGTGTGTGGCTAATGCAAATGATGGATTAACTTTAGATTGGATGGAATAAATGAAAGTAACACTAACAACAATGCAAGGTAACACAAGAGATATCAATCTCATGACCAAGCAAGAGGTTTTAGATTTTATAGAATTATTTAAATCTACATTACATGAAAATCAAAGAGTCAAGGTTACTTGTGATTTGCTAGGCATTAACGGATATCTACAAGGATCACGCTAGGGGCTAACCCCTCTAGTGTGCTCACTATTTTTTTTGCATTTATTTTTTCAATTTGTGTATCGTACATCTGAACAACATTTTCAGGATCAATGAAAATAAAATCTGAATATAATCTGAAATTATGGTATAATAGTTATATGAGAAAACAACATGAGCATCCAATAGTTTTGGCAGATAAGAAACAATGCACTAAATGTAAGAATTTTAAATTATTTTCAGATTTTCATAAATATGCAAAATCACCAGATGGATATAAACACTTTTGTAAAGTCTGTGTAAGGGAATATGATTTAGCAGAAGGTGATTTAAAACGAGTTATGCCTAGAAAAATTCAGGGTACAAAAATACACTGTCGTAAATGCGAACAATACTTAGATAAAACTAAATTTCCTAAATTAAGAAAAAATGGCAAATACATAACCTACACATATTGTCTGGAATGCGATAATCTTGTTGGTCATTTAGGAAACCTTAAAAAATATGGTTTGACAAGAGATGACTATGTAGATATGGAGAAATCCCAAAACGGGGTTTGTAAAATTTGCGGGGAACCAGAAAAATACAAAAAACGTCTATCAGTAGATCACGACCACTCATGCTGTCCTGGATACGGATCTTGTGGAAAATGCATTAGGGGCTTGCTATGCTCTAATTGCAATAGAGTTTTAGGTCAAGTAAATGATGATAAAGTTTTGTTACAAAAGATGATTGATTATTTATAATTTTTTTCAGATTTGGGGTATAATAAACTATGTCATATTGCAGCCATGTCTATGAGTACTCAAACCCAGGTCCATGCAATAAATGCGGGTATGAAACTCATGATCCAAATTGGAAAGAAGTCTATAGACTATATCTGGAATATAGACAAAGAGTAGGATACTTCTACAATACTAGCCAATGGTGGTCAATCTAATGTCTGAACTTAAACAAAGGTTTCTCTGGTCTATATTCATTATAGGCATGGCAGCCTTTATATTTCTAATCTAAGGTTTGGCACTTCTGACAAACCAACATCCCATGTTTGCATTTTGGCAGGGTACGGTAAATCTCAAACCTATCCATATAAAACCTTATTAAATCAGGATGAGCATTACACTCTCTGGCTATATCCAGAACAGATCGGTTTTGCTGGATATATTGGTTTGATAACCATTCTTTGTTCATGAACTTGTGGGTTTGAGGTTTTTCACCACTTACCAATTGGGCACTTTGCTTTCTCCAAGGTAGTCTTAAGTTTCATAAAACATCCACACTTCTTACAAGTCTGAGTCTTTGGTCTAAACCAGTCACAGCCTTTACAGATTTCGAGACGGTATGCAGCCAATTCATCTGGCGTTCTTGGCGAACCATTAATTAAATCCCAAGGTCTAACATCATCTTTATCAGCCATACTAACTCCAACTTATATAAACTAAAACAAACAAACCAACAACAAACTGAGCATATGAAAACATTCCCAATACGCCACTATCCACGTTATCTATTATAGCCCATATAGAGGTTTGGAAGCCATTGTAGACATGTTTGGGAGTGTGTCCCATAGATTGTCTAGGGGGAGGTTTGTTATCTCTATTTTCGGCTTTACTCGTATCCCGCCGAATTAATGATGTTATACTTTACACATGACTCAGCACTCACTAACTGTTCTTAGTAACACTACAGCAACTCGTATGACTCCTCCAGGTGCTCACGGTGGTATGGACATTACTCTTCAAAATGTTAATGCTACTGGCTACATCTATATTGGCGGCGAAGGAGTTACATCTTCAAACTATGGCTTTAGGATTTTGCCAAACCACTCAATTTCTTTCGAACTCTCATCGCCCGACGCTTTATATGCGCTTTCTTCAGTTGACGCTATGAATGTGGCTATGATTCAAATTAGTTTGGAACCATAAGTGGCACGGTTTACTCATCCTGCTTTTGGCGATGCAGGTGGACTTACAACAACTATTAACTCATATGCTCCAGTATGGTCTGGAACTGGACTTGCCTTTACTGGAACACCAGCAACTGCTACATATATGAAAATTGGGAATATAATCATAGTGCAGATTGATGTTGCATTTACAACAGTTAGTAACTTTGGAACTGGTCAATATTCTTTGACCCTACCATTTAACTCAAAGTATCACACAGATGTTTATGGTGGCTCACTACATAAAGTTGTAAATCAAGGAATTGATCATTATAGCCTTAAAGGTCATTTATCTAATGGATCAACAACATTTACGCTATGGGCAATTGGTAGTAGTGCTGCAGATCAACCATTTGATCATGATAGCCCAGTAAACATTGATACTGATGATAGATTTCACATGTCATTCTCATATATTTGTGAATAATTGTCTCAAATAATGATATAATAAATCTCATGACTCCACAAGATTGGGCAGCCCTAACACTTTCAATTTTATCAATCCTAGGCATTTTTGCTGGAGGAATTAAATGGCTCGTAAAACATTATCTAAACGAACTTAAGCCAAATTCTGGATCCAGTCTAAAAGATGCAGTCAATCGACTAGAGGCTAGACAAAACGAAGCAGACGCATTACGTAAAGACATGAATCGTAAAATAGATCATATGTATGATATTTTAATTGACTTCATTGCTAGTCAAAATGCTAAAAAGCCTAGAGCAAAAACTAAAGATTAATTTCTTCTATATATAATATATATTCTAAAAACTAAGTTTAAAGATATTCTTTTCTTTATATATATTTAAGTATACACCATCAATACTCTGGCATATGTGAACTTATAGTATAAATCGGACATTTGAATTATAACAATTAGGTAACAATTCTTTATATACCTGGATGATAACAATTTGTTATAAACCTCATATATTTTTATAATATCAATGATATAATCTAAACAGATTAGTCCCTAGGTTGCTCTCTACCCCACCCCACTGCGCCTAGGGATTAATCCTTTTTTATGGTATAATCAATTATTATGTGTACCTCTACAATCCAAAAATATGGCGCTAACCCGATAAGCGTAAAATGGAACGTTGTCCGTGGAGACACAGCCCAACTATTTGTCGACTTTTTTGAATTAGATGAGACCACAGGATTTGACTGCACTGGATGGACCTACAAGGCTACAGCCTATGATGTCAACGGGGATGTTCTAGATGAACTTATAACAGAGTCTGAGGGTCATTCGGTAATTATTAAGGCTCCAGCCTCACTCACACTTAACTGGGGATCATCATACAAATCTGTGGTAGCAGAACTACCTTTTGATTTACAGGTTATTATTGAAGCAGGTAGTGGTGCTGGAGAAGATACTGTTTGGACTCCGATTATTGGTACAATTACTGTTATAGGAGATGTTTCTCCAGGAGGTAGTCTATGAGTATTCCAACAGATATTGTAATTGCTATTACATCTAAAACTGATACCCTGCCACCTATCGTAAAGGTTGATGACGTTACTTATAAGGTACAGGAGTTATAATGGCATTTCCAGGAACATACAATTTTAGTTACTATCGTGGTGACACAGCAGAGTTTGTAATTCGTCCAAAAACTTCAAATGGTTCTGCATATGACTTGACAAACTATAGTGCAACTTTTACAATTGCAAATCGTCGTGGTTCAACTGGTACACAGTATGTTGGAACTGCAACAGTAAATGCAACAACAGATATTATTACCTGTACAATTACTCCTGCAGTTGGAAGAACGCTTGCAGCAGGTACATATGTTTATGACGTTCAGATTACAGATACAACACCAACACCAGATGTTATTTTAACAGTATTGACTGGTTCAATTACAGTTACTGATGATATTACAGGTGCTGTCTAATGCCTGAAGTTTTATTGTCTAATGACGATGTAACAGTTTTAGGTCCACCAAGCACGGTAGAGGTTCTTGTAGATATTGGACCATCTGGAACTCGTGGTAGTCAAGTATTCGTTGGCGTTGGAGATCCAAATATTGTAGAAATTGGTCAGACTCCACTTCTAAACGATCTTTATATTAATACATCTCCAGGAACAGACTATGGATATTTATACCAATATGTATCAGAGCCTGGTGGAGACACATGGATTCAAATTCTTGAAATTAACCCAACTATTTATTCAGAGAATCACTTAACAACATATGCAGCAGGAGAAGGTCAAGTAGTTATTCCTATTGCAGATATTGTTACTGTTACTGGAACTCCTTTAACTGCCGCTAATTTTAACGTTCAATACAGCATTGCTCATGACAATCCAATTGCCTCATCAATGTCTATTCCAGCACTTGCAGGTGCAGGAGATGACCTTGTAATTAACTTTAAGGCAGTAGAACATAGAAGCGATATAGACTCTGGTCCATATGGAGACTGGGCACTTTTGACAGGAGAGGTGACAACACATTTATTTATATCAATAGTTGCAGCAGACGAAGAGTCTTAAATTGTATACTTTATGATATAATTCTAGTGAGGTGATATATGGCAGTTGAAAGTATTGGTGTATTAGTCCCAACAAAGATTCCAGGATATGCGGATGCCGCAGATATCCAGGCTGCTCTAAGAGCATATCACTATGGCTCATATAGTTTTGACACCAGCGAAACAAACCCAGCAAACCTTATTAACCCTTCTATTGCCTACACAATAAACAACCTTCAATCTCAAATCACAACTTTTGGTGATGACTATGTTGATGAAGATGTTCTAACAGCCAAAGGCTCACTTATCTCAGCCTCTGCAGCAAGCACACCAGCAGAATTAGCAGTGGGATCAAATAATCAATTTTTAATTGCTAATAGTGCAACCGCTACTGGGTTACAGTGGACAAGCACTCTAGTGTCTCCAGTCGTTACTGGTTTAACATTAAATGATTCAAGCATTGTTTTTGAGGGATCAACAGCAAACGATTTTGAAACTACTCTTACTGTCACAGATCCAACGGCAGACAGAACAATTACATTTCCTGACACATCAGGCACAGTAGCCCTATTGAGTCAGGTAATAAATAATACATTAACTAGTACCACTGGTGATATTATTTATGCATCAGGTTCTAATACCCCAGCAAGATTAGGCATTGGAAGTGAAGGACAGGTACTCACTGTTTCTTCTGGAATCCCTGCCTGGTCTGCACCAAGTGGTGGTGGCGGATCTGCATCTTTGCCAGATATCTTTTTACTTGGCGGTATGTAAATATGGTACAATATAATCACAAGGAGATAAACAATGCCAACAGCATATAAGGTACTAGCACAGACAGGTTCATCTGGTTCATCAGGTAATGGATCTGCAACTTTGGCTGCTACTACAAATACAAATCTTTATACAGTCCCTTCAGCAACTTCAACAGTTGTTTCAACAATTACTGTATGTAATCAAGTTATTACTGTTTATGCTTCTGCTGCTACAATGTCATTTTCTGCCTTCGGCTCTGAAATTTCTTAAAGGGGGTCACGTAAGTGGCAATTAGTAGAGCATCGGACTCATCTATTCAAGATGGCTTGCCAAAGTATAATGATATTTGGGATGGCTTTACTGCTACTTCGGCTTTTGATTCTTTAGGATCTGTTCTTTTAACTGGTACCGCCTCTTCTGTAACTTTTTCGTCTATTCCTGCTACCTACACACATTTACAATTGCGTTCTTTTGTTTTGTCACCTAATGCCAACTCTGACATACAAGTAACATTTAATGGAGATGGTAGCAATTATTCTCAACATTATTTTTATGGCGCTGGTGGTGGCGGCGCTACGTCATCAAGCGGTGGAGCAAATCAACCTTTTTTCTATCTTGGTTTCAATGCTGGAGATAGCACATATCCAGCAATGTCAGTAACAGACATATTAGACTATGCTAATACAACTAAGTATAAGGCTGCCCGTAGTATTGGTGGGTTTGATAGAAACGGTACAGGTGGCGCTTTACAGATTACTTCAGGTAACTGGCGTATGTTAGCAGCAATTAATACAATAACAATATTTCCAAATACAGGAAATTTTGCTGCAAATTCACTTTTTTCTTTATTTGGAGTAAAATAGAATGCCTACTTATAAACCATTACAGTCGGTAGTTTTAACTTCAACTACAACTTCAGTAGTTTTTTCTGGAATTCCACAGGATTACACACACTTAACTATTGTTGTAGATGGAACTGCAAATACAGGTTCTTATTTTACATTGCGTTTTAATGGTAACACAACTTCTTTATATTCAAATACTGAAATAGATGGAAATGGTAGTGCAACATCAACAAATAGAAATACAAATCAGACTTATATTTATAATGGAAGTATTATCGCTACCCAGTCAAATATAATTACTCACATTAATAACTACTCAAACTCTACAACTTTTAAAACTGCGCTTTCACGCAGTAATTATACAACAAGTGGAGTAAAAGCATCTATTGGTTTATGGCGTAGTACTGCAGCAATTACATCAATTGAATGTGGCACTGGCGGAACAAATCTTTTTCAAACAGGAACTACTTTTTCTCTATACGGTATTAAATCAGGTACTCCAAAGGCTACTGGTGGTCTATTATTTACCGACGGAAATTACTGGTATCACGTATTTAACCAAACTCAATCATTTGTTACAAACCAAGCACTAACTTGCGATGTTTTGTCTGTTGGCGGTGGAGGCGGAGGAGGATGGAATAACGCAGGTGGTGGCGGTGGAGGCGAAGTAGACATTCTTAATAACTTGTCAATTGCTTCTGGAGTTACCAAAACAGTTACTATTGGTGGCGGTGGCGCTACAGCAACCAGCACTTCATCTGCAGGTGCAAATGGTGCAACTACAAGTTTTGCCTCTGACACAACCTCATTAGGTGGAGGTGGCGGTGGAACTGGTGATGCATCTGCTGGTTTACAGGCTGGACAAACTGGTGGTTCAGGTGGCGGTGGTGCTCTAGGTTCTAGTGGTGGAGGTGCTTCAGGTTCTAATACAAATATTGGTGGTGCAGGTTTTGCAGTAGGTAGCGGACCTGAGCGATATGCTGGTGGTGGAGGTGGAGGTGCAACCTCTGCTGGTGGAGCAGCCAATACATCTACTCGTGTTTCAGGTGCTGGTGGACAGGGATATGCCTTATCAAATATATTTTCTGGACTAACTATTTCAGGCTTAACACATTTTGGTTCTGGAGGTTCTGGAGGTATTTACGTCAATGGTAGTACTGGTACAGCAGGAACTGCTGGTACAAATGCTGGAACTGGTGGACAACAAAGTTCAAGTGGAAACGTAAATCCAACAAGTCCAACAGTTAATGGCGGCGGCGGCGGTGGTGGAGGATCGTATACTAGCGTAAACTCTCGCCAGGGATCTAATGGTGCTTCAGGTATTGTAATTGTGAGGTATCCAGTATGAGTTTAGAGACAATGACAAAACTTAGTTCAACTACTGTTGGGGTAGGCGGTACATCAACTGTTACTTTTTCTAATATTTCTCAAAATTACACAGATTTAAAAATACTTATTTCTGCAAGAACTAGTGATGGAAATACTGGAACTATTGCAAGATTAAAGTTTAATGGAAGCACAACAGGCTACTCTTCCGTCTACGCTCAAGGACGTGGGGATAGCGTTGCTACTGGAACTGGCGCAACTACTGCTGGTGATATAGGAAGATTTCCAGGAGTAAACTCTCCTGTAACAGATAACGTATTTTCAAATACAGAAATTAATATACCAAACTATACGGGTTATGTTTACAAAACTTACACTGTTGATTGCACCACTGAAGCAAACCAAACTATTGCCTATTTAATAATTGCCTCAGGTCTTTGGTCAAACCCTGATCCTATAACAAGTATTGATATATCTTCATCCGCTGGAACAATTTCAGAGAATTCAACTTTTACTCTTTATGGAATTAAAAACGCTGCAAAAACTGCAGGTAACTCAATCAAAGCAACTGGTGGAAATATAGTATTTGATGGTACTTATGTTTACCATACCTTTACTTCTTCGGGAACCTTTTCAACTACCGCACCAATTCCAGCCGCAGATGTCTTTGCTTTTGCTGGTGGTGGAGGTGCAGGAAGTGCTCAAGGTGGAGGTAATGGTGCAGGAGGTGGTGGTGCAGGAGGTTACCTAACTTCTTTAACATCTTTTCCTTCTGGAGCATCAGGAACTATTACAATTGGCGCAGGTGGCGCAGCAGGACCAGGAGTTAATGCAGCAGGCTCAGGTTTTGGAACTAATGGAACTAATGGAAACACAACAACCTTTGGGTTTGGTTCATTTACTCTTGCCCCTGCAGGTGGTGGCGGTGGTGGTCGTGATAATGGAAGTAGTGGATTTACAGGTACTTCAGGAGCCTCTGGTGGTGGTGGCGCTGGTTCTTCTGGATCAGGTGGCTCCGTTTCTCCTTCTTCTCAGGGTAATGCAGGTGGTGCAGGTAGCGGCACTCGTGGCGGTGGCGGCGGTGGCGCAGGCGCTGCAGGTGTTTCAGGTGCAACTTCAGGAAATGGTGGCGCTGGTGTAGGAATTTGGTATAACGGAACTACAACTTACTTTGCTGGTGGTGGCGGTGCTGGAGCAAGAGGAACAACTGCTGGTTCTGGAGGCATAGGCGGCGGAGGAAACGGCAAAGCAAATGATGAAGGAGCAGGAAATAACGGAGACCGTAACACTGGCGGTGGCGGCGGTGCAGGTGGAAGTTCACCTACTTCTTCTAACTACTATGAAGGTGGTTCTGGTGGTTCTGGTATAGTAATTATCAGATACAAAGCATAACAAAAATTTTTAATGCTATAATAAGTTATACAAACAAGGAGGTAAGTAATGGCACATTTTGCAGAAATTGACGCAGAGGGCACAGTCCTTCGTGTTTTAGTAGTTGCAGATGCACAAGAAGATCGTGGTCAAGAATTTTTGGCAGATGATCTAGGACTTGGCGGTACATGGAAGAAAACTTCTTACAATACCGTCGGAGGAGTACACTCAAATGGTGGAACTCCATACCGCAAGAATTATGCGGGTATTGGCTTTAAGTATGATGCAGGCAGAGATGCTTTCATACCACCTAAGCCATTTGATTCATGGAACCTTAACGAAGACACATGTCTTTGGGAAGCCCCAACACCTATGCCTGTTGAAGAAGGAAAATTCTTCACATGGGATGAAGATACAACCTCATGGAAGGAAGTTGAATAATGTCTGAAGCATTAACAAAGATCGTAGTTGATTGCGCCAGTGGAGAACAAAAGATTGTTCCCTTGACTGCTGCAGAAATTGCACAGCGTGATCAAGATGCAGCAGCCGCTCTAGAAGCAGAAGCAGAGCGTGTAGCAGCAGCCGAAGCATTGGCGGAACTCAAAGCATCAGCAAGAGCAAAACTAATTGCTGGAACACCTTTGACAGAAGAAGAAGCAGCAGTACTCGTAATCTAATTTTAGGAGCAATAAACCGTGGCACTCAGAAGGTTATCTACCTCAAGTATTCAGACTAATGGTAAGTCGTCTAAACTTTGGGATCAGACGACCTTCCAGAGTGGCATGTTTGCTTTGGCTACAGTTACTTTGACTAGTACGGCTTCTAGTATTGTTTTTAGTGATATACCTGCAAATTATACACATTTGCAGATTAGAATGATGGCTAGATCAACTACTGCAAGTACACAAGATGGAATTAAATTAGTATTTAATAGTGATACTACTGCTAACTACTCAAACCACGATTTGTGGGGTAATGGCAGTTCAGTAGGTTCTGGAGCATTAACAGGTGGTAGTGCTACCTATGGAAGAACTTTTGCTATTACAGCAGCAAATGCTTCTGCATCTATTTTTGGGGTAAGCATTATAGATATTGTAGATTACTCAAGTACATCTAAAACTAAAAGTTTTCGTGCAATTACAGGTAATGACCAAAATGGCTCAGGAGAGGTAGATCTTAGTTCTGGAAACTGGAGAAATTCTGCAAATGCTATTAGTACAATCTCTTTGTCTCCAGTAAATGGTTCCACCTGGGCTTCAGGAACAACTGCTGCGTTATATGGAATCAAGGTAGCATAATGCCTATAACAACTACACCCAGTGGTGGTCCTCAAGGAGAGTTTAGTACTTATACCCCAATTTATGCACAAACCTTATCAGGAGCAGTTTCTTCTATTACATTTTCTAATATTCCAACTACTTATACAGATTTGGTAATTGTATCAACTAACATAACAACGTCAAGTGGTTCAGGCTTTGTTTCTTTAAGATTTAACGGTGACTCTGGATCTAATTATTCAAATACTTATTTAACAGGAATAACTTCAGTCACATCAGGAAGAAATTCTGGATCAGTAATATACATTATTGGAGATACAGATACAACAAATCCAACAAGTGGTATTTCACACATAATGAATTATTCCAATGCAACAACTTTTAAAACATCAATAAGCAGATGTGGATATCCAACTGCCAGTACACAACTTCTTGGGCACCTTTGGAGAAATACTTCACCAATTACATCTATAACTTTATATGGAAATGGTAATCTTAATTCTGGTTGTTCATTTACTCTTTATGGAATCAAAGCAGCCGCTCCTGTTCCTAAAGCAACTGGTGGAGATGTTATTACTACAGATGGTACTTATTGGTACCACGCATTTAAAAACTCAGGTATTCTTGATGTAAAAACTGCAATGTCTGTTGACTATTTAGTAGTTGCAGGTGGAGGTGGTGGTGGAGTTGCGGGCGGTGTTGGCGGCGGTGGTGGCGGCGCTGGTGGTTATAGAACTTCTACTTCTTACTCTGTAACACCACAAGGTTATCCCGTAATAATTGGTGCTGGTGGCACAGGTGCTGCTACAACCTATAAAAATCCAAATGGTTCGGACTCAGTTTTTGCGGTAACTACATCTGCGGGTGGTGGCACTGGAGGTTCATACGATTCTTTTAAGGCTGGTAATAGCGGCGGCTCAGGCGGTGGTGGTGGCGGTTACATCGGTGGCGCAGGTGGTGCTGGAAATACACCTTCCACTTCTCCAGTGCAAGGCTATGCTGGTGGAAATGGCGGGTCAGGAAGTACTGGGTATGCTCATGGCGGCGGCGGTGGTGGTGCTGGCAACACAGGTGGTAATGCTTCAGGACAAAATGCTGGAAATGGTGGTCCTGGTCTAAATACTTTATCTTCTTGGCTTAATGCTACTGGCACAGGTGTTAGCGGTTATATTGCAGGTGGCGGTGGAGGCGGCTCATATGATGGCGGTCAAAGTTACTATGCAGGAACAGGTGGTGCAGGTGGTGGCGGAAATGGTGGTGCCCGCTTTATATCAACTGGCACAGCAGGAACAGCAAACACTGGCGGCGGCGGTGGTGGCGACGCAACTGGTGACCCAAAAAATGGTGGTTCGGGTCTAGTTATTGTGAGGTATCCAGTCTAATGCCAAATACAATTATTCCTATTCAGACTTATACACTTACTTCAGATGTTACATCTATAGTTTTTTCTAATATTCCGCAAAATTATACTGATTTGAAGATTGTTTGCTCTGCAAGATCTGGAAGAGATAGTTATGCAGATGACTTAAGAATTACTATTAATGGTAATACTGCTGCAACTTATGCAAATAGAAGAATGTACGGTACTGGAAGTTCAACAGGTGCTGACGGTGGAAGCGCTACTGGACTGACATATGCCTATTCAGGAATAAGTACTGCTACTACAGCAACAGCAGGAGTTTACTCTAATACTGAGTTTTATTTCTCTAATTATACTTCTAATACTAGAAAATTATGGAGTTCTGACGGAACTGCAGAGAACAATGCTACCAGTTCGCAAGTAGGATTTACTTCAAACTCTTGTAGCGACACCAACCCAATAACTTCAATAACCATAGATGGATATAATACTCCAAGAACTTTGTTGTCAGGTTCAACATTTACATTATATGGAATATCTAATGGTGTAAAAGCAACAGGTGGAACACTCACAGTTGCTGGTGGTTATGCTTATCATACATTTACTAGTACTGGATCTTTTATACCTTCCCAGAAAATTACTGGTGCTGAATATTTAGTTATTGCAGGCGGCGGTGGAGGAAGTATAAATGAGGCTGGTGGTGGAGGTGCTGGAGGACTACTTAATCCTGTTTCACAAACTCTTAATTCAGGAACTGTTTATACTGCATTAGTAGGTTCAGGTGGTGCTACAGCGGGTACTAATGGAGTTCGAGGCTCGTCTTCTATATTTTCTACTTTTACTACAGTTGGCGGTGGTGGTGGAGGTAACGGTGGTGTGGCTGGAGCATCAGGAGGTTCAGGTGGTGGAGGAGGTGCTTACGGCAGTAATGCTGGTGGCACTCCAACAGTAGGTCAAGGATATGCAGGCGGAATCGGTTCAGTAATCAATGGTGGTGCTGGCGGTGGCGGTGGTGCAGGTCAGATTGGAACAAATGGAACCGCAACGACTGCAGGTAATGGTGGTAATGGTCTTATTTTTAATTCTTGGGGGTCAGTAACTGGTACTGGTGAATTAGTAGGTGGAGTTTACTACTATGCAGGTGGCGGCGGAGGCGGTGCCTTTACTAATAGTACTCAATCAAGGGGTGGTTATGGCGGTGGCGGTGCTGGAGGCGCTGGAACACCAACGACAGGAACTGCTGGAACAGCAAACACTGGCGGAGGTGGAGGAGGTGGAGGTACTGGTGGAACTATTGTTGGTGGCGCAGGTGGTTCAGGCTTAATTATTATCCGTTATCCACTTTCATAAAATTTAAACAATAAAAAACCCCAAAAGACAAAATGTCTAATGGGGTCTTTTTTATTAAATTTTATGCTTTACATGGATATTTGTTGTACCATTCCTGATACCGTGCCCCATTTAGGGACGACCATGATGACCAATCTGTTCCGCTCTTTGTCATGTGAAGCGCCACCTGTGCATTTGTAACTGGGTTAAATAACTCAGCGTTTGAACTTAAGTCAAACTTCTCCCTGCGATCTGGACCCAATTCACCGATCATGTTTATTTGAAACATTCCGTATGAACTATCTCCAGTTTTTAGGTTGCCATTAAAAGCAAGTGGGCGACCATTAGACTCAGCCTTGGCGATTGCACAAGCAGATCGTAAAGCCTTTCCTTTGAAACCTACTGTCTTTAATAGTTCAACCAACTGCCCATCACTTAAGTTATGAGCATTTTCGTACTTCTCTAACATTTTCTCCTTAGAAACCAAAAAAGCCCCTTTGAGGGCTGATTCCTTTTCCACTGTAGTTTTTATTAGAGTTTTAGTTTCAAGAGCATTAGCGGCGTTGCTAAAAGGTGCAAACAACCCAACCAGTGCTATTAAACCTAACCAAACCCCTTTATTCTTGTCTCTCATTGTATATTACCTCCTAGAGCAAAATTGCTACCTCACGGTAGCCTTAATCTAATTGTAGCACGAATTTGCTTTAAAAAACAAGTTTTAACAATATTTTTTTATTTTATTATAAATGTTATGCTTGGAAGTGGTATAATAATTGAATGGCTGAAACAACTATTTATGATTTACCCTACCCAACAAACACAGATCCTGTAGATGTTGCTGGGGATATTCAATCATTAGCAGAAGCAATAGATGCCGTATTACCTACAATTGGTCTTCCATTTCATACCCTTGAAATTCGCAATGTTAGCGGGGTATCAATTGCAAAAGGAGATCCAGTATACATAACAGGATATTCAACTAAACCAACAGTAGCAAAATCAGATATTGCAACAATTGGTACATTTCCAGTAGTTGGTTTGGCGCAGTCTGCAATTGGAAATAACTCAGATGGCATTATTGTTATCTCTGGTGTTTTTACTGATATTAATACCGCTTCATATACAGCAGGAGATGTTTTATATGTAGCATCTGGTGGAGGGCTTACAGCAACTAAGCCAGCATCAAATGTTGTCACTGTTGGAGTTGTTGCAAAATCTAATTCAACAAGTGGTGTTATTATTGTTTCATCCCCACGATCAAGGGCAGCAACTTGGGGAGCACTTAAGGAAGGCTTACTATAATGGCTACATACAGAGGGCAAGGATCAGATTCTTTTTCTATTGGAGCAGCCCCACCAAATGTTCTTTGGACAGTAGTTCGTGGAGACACAGCAGCATTTAGAGTTTATGTAACAGATGAAAATCGTAATCCACTAACCATTAGCGAGTGGACTATCTCGATGGATATTGTTAGACCATCAACTAGCAATACATTAATTGTTTCACTTTCTCCAGAAGTAACTCTACAAGATGACGATGGTGAGTTTACTGTTTCACTTACTTCTGGTGAATCAGAAGATCTTGAGACTGGTGATATTTTTGACATTCAATTATCTGACGCTACCCGCACATGGACAATCTGCAAGGGTACTATAACAGTAATTGAAGATGTAACTTCTGCTGAGAGTTAATTATGCCAGTTGAAAAAATTACTACCCTTGAAATTGCGAAGGTATCGGTAAAGCCAACTGAATATACAGATGTAAACATAACAAGAATAGGAACCACTCTTGCAGAGGTTCAGGGAATATACCCATTCAAGGTTAGGTTTAAAGATATTGGTTATCCTGGTTTTTCAACAAACACAACTCCAGGAATTGGCATAGCAGTCATCGGTAGTACCTTCTACATTTTATGATATAATCACATATATGGCTATAGTACCAATAACCACGCTAAAGACAAAGTTTGAGTCTGGAGATAGACCTACTGGACAAGACTTTGCAGACTTAATTGATACTACCTCATACCGTGCAGAAGCATTAGGTGGAGATGGCAACAATTCATCAACAATAACAGGTATTGAAACAGCAACAGTATTTGACACTATTGATACCAGTGTCTGGAGAACCATAAAGTATCTTATTCAGGTTTCACACCCATCTACAAGTGTATATAAGAGTACAGAGATAAACATAGTTTTTGATGGAACAAATCAAAATATAACAGAGTTTGGCACGGTATCCAATACGGCAAATGCTATTGGAAATATCACTGCTAATTTAAATTCTGGTATAATCAGTATGACGGTAACACCCGTACTATCGCCGATGACCATTCGGTACTATCGAACTGGTTTGAAGGCATGACCCAAAGGAGCACCACATGGCAACAGTAGACAAAGCCTTTAGAATCAAAAATGGCTTAGTTGTTGAGGGTAGTACTGCTACCGTCAATGGACACGATGTACTTACAAAATCAATCATAAATGCAAAAGGTGATTTAATTGTTGGTACTGCAGATAACACAACAGATATTTTAACTGCTGGAACAAACGGATATGTTTTAACAGCAGACTCAAACGAAGCAAAAGGACTAAAATGGGCAGCAGCCCCAGCAGTCGGATCATTTGAAACCTCAATTGTTTTTGAAGGTGCAACAGCCGATTCTTTTGAAACAACTCTTCAGGTAACTGACCCAACAGCAGATCGTACAATTACACTTCCTGACGTAACAGGTACTGTTGTAACAACTGGCGATACGGCAACTGTAACAAATGCAATGCTTGCAGGATCAATTGCAAATGATAAACTTTCAAATTCAGCAATTACTATTAACGGTACATCAACATCTCTTGGTGGTTCACGTACATTAGGTTCTGACGATATTGCAGAAGGTTCAACAAATAAATACTTTACAGATGAAAGAGCGCAAGATGCTGTAGGTAATGCAGTTGGCAACGGACTTTCATATGATGACAGCACTGGAGCAATTTCTGTAAATACAAGTACAATCCAGGCAAGAGTTGCAGATGTTTCCGATACTGAAATTGGATACCTTAATGGTGTAACTTCTGCTATTCAGACACAACTAGATGCAAAGTTTGCAACAGCAAATGCTTCAACATCAAATATTTCAGAAGGAACAAACCTTTACTTCACAGACGAAAGAGCACAAGACGCTGTTGGAAATTCTGTAGGCAATGGTCTTGATTATGATGATTCTTCAGGAGCAATTTCTGTAGACCCTTCAGAGTTTGCACTAAGCGCAGTTGGAGCACCAACTGGAAATGTTAGTCTAGCAACTTACAAGATTACAAGTCTTGGAACACCAACTGATTCGACAGATGCTGCTACAAAGGCTTATGTAGACTCAGTTACAGAAGGTCTACATATTCATGAGTCTGCTCGTGCAGCAACAACAGCAAACGTTAACCTAGCAAATGCTCTTGAAAATGGAGATACTCTTGACGGAGTAACCCTTGCAACAGGAGATCGTGTTCTTGTTAAGAACCAGACAACACAATCTGAAAACGGTATTTACGTAGTTCAGGCTTCTGGTCAGCCAACTCGTGCTACAGACTTTGATACTGCTACTGAGGTTGATTCTGGTGACTTCATATTCGTATATGCAGGTACAGTTAATGCCAGCACTGGATGGGTACAAACAAACAAGCCAGCAACAATTGGAACAGACGCAATCGTATTTACTCAGTTCTCAGGTTCTGGTACATACCTAGCAGGTAATGGTTTAACATTAACTGGTAATACATTTACCATTAATACAACAATTACTGCAGATTTATCTACAGCGCAAACATTAACAAATAAGTCAATTAGTGGTTCAGCAAATACACTAACAAATATTCCAAACAATGCTTTGTCAAACTCAGCAATTACAATTAATGGTACGTCCACATCACTTGGCGGAACTCGTACATTAGGATCTGATGATATTGCTGAAGGATCTACAAACAAGTATTTCACTGACGAAAGAGCACAAGATGCAGTGGGTGGAATTCTTGGATCTGGTCTTACATACGCAGATGCAACACCTGCAATCACAGTAGATTCTACAGTTGTTCAGTTAAGAGTGGCAGATGTTTCAGATACAGAAATTGGATATCTTAACGGTGTTACTTCAGGCATTCAAGCACAACTTGATACAAAGGCTGCGTTAGTATCTCCATCATTTACAACACCAAACATTGGTGCTGCATCAGGTACAAGCCTTGCATTAACAGGTTCAATTACTCTTGCTGATGCTCTTATTGGAACAGCAACACAGGCACTTACTGATGGAAATGCAACTGTTATAGACTCTTGGTCAGCAACTGCATACCGTTCAGCAAAGTATCTTGTACAAATGGTTAACGGTAATGACATTGAAGTTCTAGAAGTTCTAGTAACTGTTAATGGAGAAAACAATGTTTATCTAACTGAATATGCGGATGTTCAGAGTAATGCACAGATTGGTACAACAGATGCAGACTATTCAGGTGGAAATGTTCGCCTAAAGGTTACAGCATCAAATGGTACAACAGTAAAGGTTCACAAGACGCTTATCGAAGCGTAATGTGGGCTGAAGGGACAGTGAACTTCAGTGGCAACTAATAATAAAGACTTTGTTGTAAAACAAGGTATTAAGGTCGCTACTGGAGTTACTTTTCCTGATAATACTGTACAAAATACCGCAGCCCTTACGGTTGGAAGTACATTTCCAGTAAGCCCCTCTAATGGTCAATTATTTTTATATACTGTTACAGAAAGAATTTACTATTACTTAAATGGTGAGTGGAACCCAATAGCAACATATCTTGATGCTCAATATGAATATGATGGAAATGGTATGACCTATCCAACATTATTTGCTACACTAAACGGTGGTGCTCCAAACACTACTTTTACAAACGCTTTACCTTCAGCAGATGGTGGTAGTCCAAGTGAACAATTCTGATATAATAAACGTTGGAGGATTAATAAATGGCAACTAGGATTCAAGTTCGTAGAGGTACTACCTCCGAGTGGAATACTGCAAATCCAACCCTTACTGAAGGTGAAATCGGCTATAACAGCACCCTTGGTCAAATTAAAGTCGGCGATGGTGTTACTAACTGGTCTGGATTAGACTATATTGTAAGTTCATCTTCGTTAGATACTAGTCTTGGTTCTTATATTCCAGATAGTGAAAAAAGTGCAGTCAATGGTGTTGCAGAACTTGATGCAAGTAAAAACATTCTTGCTCCAGCGGGTATTGTTTTTGAAGGTACAGAAGATGCTCATGAAACCACTTTAGTAGTAACAGACCCAACTGCTGACAGAACCATTACATTTCCCAACGCTACAGGAACAGTAGCATTAACAACAGATCTTTCTTCATATGCTACTTTAGCAAACCCAACATTTACTGGAACTGTTAATGCAGCAGATTTAACCCTATCTGGTAATCTAACTGTCAATGGAACCACTACAACAGTAAACTCAACAACTGTTAATATTCAAAATGCTTTTGTTTTTGAAGGTACAACAGCAGACGCATTTGAAACTACTTTAACAGTTACAGATCCTACTGTTGATAGAACTATTACTCTTCCAGATGCTACAGGAACTGTACAACTTAGAGTTGAAAATGTTGATGATACAGAGATTGGCTATCTCAATGGAGTTACTTCAGCAATTCAAACACAATTAGATGGAAAAGTAGATGAATCGTTGTTTGATGCTAAAGGAGATCTTTTAGTTGCTTCTGCAGATAATACTCCAGCAAAACTTGGGGTAGGTACAAACGGATATATCCTTACCGCTAATTCATCTGCAACAAATGGAATTGAATGGGCAGCAGCGCCTATAAGCCTTCCTTCACAAACTGGGAACTCAGGAAAATATTTAACCACAGATGGAACTACTGCTTCTTGGGGAACAGTATCTTCATACTCTGCTCCAACGCTTGGGTCAACGTCTATAGGATCAGGATCTACTGTAACAAATATTGATGGTTTAACTATTAACTCAACAACCATTCCTTCATCAGCAACACTACTTACTTCAGGTGGTGCACTAGGAACTCCTTCCAGCGGTACATTAACTAATGCTACTGGTCTTCCTGTTAGTGGTATTACATCTTCAACTTCAGCAGCATTAGGTCTTGGAAGCATTGAGTTAGGTCATGCTACAGATACAACCATCTCTAGAGTGTCTGCTGGCGTGGTGGCAATTGAGGGTGTAAATGTTGTAACAACATCATCAACAGATACACTAACAAACAAAACACTTTCAAGCGCTGTTGCTACAACAGCATTTACACTTAATGCTACAGCAGAACTTAGATTAGCAGACACAGACTCAACACATTATGTTGGCTTTAAGTCTCCTGGTACAGTTACCACAAATAGAATCTGGACACTTCCAAGCGCAGATGGAACAAGTGGACAAACATTGTCTACAAATGGATCAGGTACACTTTCTTGGTCAACTCCTGCAGCAGGTGCAGCATTTAGCGAACTTATGCTAATTGGTTGCTAGTACTTTATTATAACAAAAGTACTTAACTCTAAACTAAACATTTACTGTCTAATTTATGCGTATTTTCTTTTTATAAATTTGTGATATACTAGGACTACTTCCGAATTTGTGAAGTACTCTATTAATTTTCTATGAAAGGTAAATAAATGTCAGATGTTTTCTCATTCCGTTTGTCGGAGGATTTTGTAAATAAATATAATAATGTGCCAGCACCGTTTGGCTTTTCAGACGCAGGCTCAAACTCGTTAGGAGAAATTACATTTATTCGTACATATTCTCGTGTTAAAGAAGACGGTACAAAGGAACGCTGGCATGAGGTTTGCCGTCGTGTAATCGAGGGTATGTATTCAGTACAAAAGAACCATGCTAAAGATAATCGCCTACCATGGAACGATAACAAAGCACAGAAGTCTGCACAAGAAGCCTTTCAAAGAATGTTTGAGTTAAAGTGGACACCACCAGGTCGTGGACTCTGGGCATTTGGCACACCTATGACTATGGAGAAGCGTAACTCTGCTTCCCTTCAAAACTGTGCTATGGTATCCACTCGTGATATTGATCGTAATGATCCAGGAGCCTTGTTCGCTTGGGTAATGGATGCATTGATGTTAGGTATAGGTGTAGGGTTTGATACCATTGGTCAGGATAAGCAGATGCCTATCTATGCTCCTACAGAACCAGCCTCAATCTATGAAATCCCAGACACCCGTGAAGGTTGGGTAGAATCAGTTCGTCTCTTAATTAACTCCTTCCTGCGCCAAAATCAACCTATCCAAGAGTTCAACTATGACCTTATCCGTCCTCTAGGAGCCCCTATTAAAGGCTTTGGAGGCGTTGCAAGCGGTCCAGCACCACTTATTGATCTCCATACACGGATTCGTAATGTAATTGGCTCTAGAGCGGGAGAAGTTCTTGATTCTCGTGCTATTGTCGACATTGTAAATCTTATTGGGACATGTGTAGTATCTGGCAATGTTCGTCGCTCAGCAACTCTTGCTTTGGGCTCTCCTGGAGATGAAGGTTTTATTAATCTTAAAAATCCAGAGGTATTTCCAGAACGCAACTCATATGATCCAGAAAAACCAGGTTGGGCATGGATGAGTAATAACTCTATTGCTGCAGAAGTAGGAACAAAGTATGAAGACTATGTTGACCTAATTGCAGATAATGGTGAGCCAGGTTTTATTTGGCTTGATGTTGCTAGAAACTTTGGTCGTCTTGCAGATCCTGCAGATGGAAAAGATTCTAGAATTATGGGTTTTAATCCTTGTGCAGAGCAGCCATTGGAATCATATGAACTTTGTACACTTGTAGAAGTGCACTTAAACCGTCATGAATCTAAAGAAGACTTTCTAAAGACATTGAAGTTTGCATATTTGTATGGTAAGACTGTTACTCTTATGCCAACGCATTGGCAACAGACAAACGGTATTATGCAACGTAACCGCCGTATTGGTACATCTCTTACAGGTATTGCTGCATTTGCTGATGAGCACGGTCTTCCAGTTATTCGTGAATGGATGGATGAAGGATATAATACAATTCGTAAATACGATCATTCCTATTCCGAGTGGCTATGTGTTCGTGAATCAGTTCGTGTAACAACTGTTAAGCCTTCAGGATCTGTCTCACTTCTCTCTGGTGCTACACCTGGAGTTCACTGGGGACCTGGCGGAGAATTCTATCTTCGTGCTATTCGTTTTGGAGATCAAGATCCAATGCTTCATTTATTTAAAGCAGCAGGGTATAAGATTGAAGCAGATCTTGTATCAGCAAATACACAAGTTGTATATTTCCCAGTTGCGTCAGGACATAAGCGTTCTGAGAAGCAGGTTAGCCTATTTGAAAAAATTGGTTTGGCAGCAACTGCTCAGAAGTACTGGTCAGATAATGGTGTTTCTGTAACACTATCATTTGATAAGGAAGAAGAGAAAAAGTTTGTTGCTCCAGCACTCAACATGTACGAGGGACAACTCAAGGCAGTCTCATTCCTTCCAATGGGAAATAAGACTTATCCGCAACAGCCTTATACAGAGATCACACGAGAAGAATATAATGCTTACGTAGGAACAATTGGCAAGATTGACTGGTCTGCTATTTATGATGGCAAGGATAATCTAGATGCCGAGTCTGAAAAGTATTGTTCTACAGATGCTTGTGAGATCAAACTTTATTAGTCTCTAGCCTGCTATAATAAGGGGATAGGAGAAAAATGTCTAACCCTTCCAATTTATATGCAGAAAAGATATACAGCGAACATCCGCTAGTTCTTTGGGCGTTAGATGATCAGGCTGATTACATAACCCTAATTACTGAGGCTCAACGTGATGTTGAGAATGAGTGGTCAGTAACTGGCGGTACTGCTTCAGAAGGAACAACAACAGATGAGCCATTTAAAGATAGCATAACTGTAGAACTTCAAGGAGATGTCCCAACTGGAGCCACTAATGATATTATTTGTATTAGTCCAGATTTAGTAAATTTTCAAGACTTAAACTCTGATCTTGGTACATTTTCTGTTGGTGGGTACTTTTATTCAAACAGCGCCTATTTAGATTCAGTTTCAATTGGATACGAATATACAGATACTACAACATCTTTGACAGTGCAAAAACTAGAAACTTTTGATACAAATCTTTTCCAAAAATGGGGTTTTATATCTGGAACATTTGAAATCCCTAATGAGTTTACTAATCTTCGTGCAGTTGTAAAAATTGCCACAGTAAGTGGTGGACCAACCCCAGAAGCCTATCAATTTTATTTAAACGGAATAAGTGTTGGTCAATGGTCTGAAGAGTTTAACACAACGTCTTTAGGAATTACACCCCAGACTTTTCCATCAACTATAGCAATTACTACAACAGACAAAGTTGTTCCAGCAGCAGCATACGGTTTATCTGGAAACCAGGGCTACTACATTGTAAATAATAATGCTTTGCTTGCTAAAAATACAAGCATCCCTCTTGTTTATGGAGCATCAGGTGTTACTAGATTAATTCCAAATGATTCAGGAAGACCTTCTTTGATAGTCCCAGGAAAAGGATTTTTAAATGAGGTAGGAAGATATAAAGAATATACTGTAGAGTTTTGGGCAAGAATTAACTCAAGTGCATCAACACCAAAAAGAATATTTGGTCCTATTGCTGGATCTAATGGTCTTTATGTTGAGGGTGGATTTTTAACTCTTGTAATAGGAGATAACTTTGCTTCACACTTTGTTGGTGAATGGGTTAGACCAATGCTTATCCAGGTTCGTTTAATTAGAAACTCAGCAACAGTATTATTAAATGGTGAAGAGGTTATATCTATGGCAATAGATACTGCAACTATTGCTTTGCCAGAAGAAACACTAAATGGAGATTCACAAGACTGGCTTGGCTTTTATGCCTACTCAGATGTTACTCCAGTAGAAATTGACTGTGTTGCAATATATTCATATCAAATTCCAATTACTGTTGCAAAGCGTAGATGGGTATACGGTCAAGGTGTTTTGTCTCCAGAAGGTATTAACTCAGCCTACGGTGGAACATCTGCTTTTATAGATTATCCATTTGCCGATTATACTTCTAACTATACTTACCCAGATTTTGCACAATGGCAGCAGGGTAGTTTTGATAACTTAACTACAACTTCAACATCTTTGACAACTCCAGAATATGAACTTCCAGAAATATTTTTAGATTCAAAAACACTACAAGACCTATATGATGATTGTCAGGCAGTTCAAACAGTAGAGTCTGGACCAATTGAACCTTATAAATTCATTACATTTAGACCTAATGTTGGATGGAATTCAGAACAATGCTATTTTAACTTCCCAAGGTTTAATATATTAAATGATCAGGTAAAGGCTATATATGGAGTATTCAGTACATCAGACATAGGACCAGAGTCGGGACCAACCGTACAGCCACAAACACTAATCAAGATATATAGCACATTAACTGGAGATTACTTTATAATTAAGCAAGAAGAAGATGTTATTAAATATGTTCTTAACTATAATGGAACAGATGAAGAGTTATACACAACAGCATCTTTAGAGTCTGATCAGTTGTTTTCTGTTGGAATTAACCTAGATGATATTTCAAATAATTTTGGAGAAAATGTTTCAGCATTTTTTGGTAATCAAAATGGGCTACAAACATACATCGGCGGAGATGAAGAACCACTAAATACTTTTACTGGTAAAATTTATTCGTTTGGTCTATGTACTGGATTTAATGCTTCTAGTATTTCTGATTACTTTTTGTCTACTGGAATAGCAATATTTGATGACCTATCAATTAGCGGAGTGCTGGAAGAAGAAAATGCTATTGCTCTAATAGCCCATACAGCAAGTTATACATTATTGCCAACAGAGGCTTATGACAAGTTCTTCTTAGATATTGGTGTTTCTGGATATTGGCAAGACTATCTTCCACTATCATATTTTGCTCAATTTGTAACTAATGATGTTGGCAACCAATTTTATGATTTAGATTTTTTACAGTTTAATATAGGATATCCATCACCAGATAAACTTTCAGAAACTGAGACGGTACTAGAAAGTTGGACCTACGGCGATCTAAAAGAAGAATATAAGAACCCATTTCAGCATACTTACGCACAGTTAGATAATATACTTCACACTGGGTGGGCTAACTATCAAGATATGCTAGAAAAGTCTGCAAAGTTTTATGAGTATGATACGTCAAGCGCTTCTATAAGAAGTTATATAACCTTCCAGTATATTGCCGAAGGTGCAAACGCTTTGCAAGATTCTTTTACTATTGTAGAGACTCCAAAGAGTGATAAGATAATTGATATAGATCAGCATCCATCTTGGGCAACAACAAAGTTTGAGGTTGTTGACAATACCCTTATTTACCCAACAAAGACTGTAGACTTTAATGACTTGGCTATTGTTTTTCATTTAGAGTTTAAACTTAGAAATATTTTAACAAAGCCTATAAAACTAAGCAGGCTAGAATTTGCATCACAGGCATTGAACAATAACTCGTTTAACCCAATTGGAACCAGATTTGGTCTTAACGTATTTCCATACAAGCGCTCTGGCATTTACTATGACTATAAATCAAAGAACCCATTTAGCATTTATAAGGGAAGCACGCCATATCTATACCTAAATAGAAAAACTGGAATACAGGTTCGTGGAGAATTTGATCAGCAGGTTAATCGTGGTATTGCTGTTCCAATCAACCAAGAGCAAGCAGCAAACTATCGTGTAAGTGCTGCTCAAATTTGGATGAGATATGATGATGAGCAGTTCCCAATTATTCCAACAGAGTTGTTTGAAATTGACTATAAAGGTGACACAATTAAGTTTTATATGGTTGCCGATAGTGAAAAGGGAACAAGGGCAAAGATATATGCAAAAAGCCTAGCCTCTGGTTTACCATTTAATGGACTAGCCTATTACTGGAATGGAATATTGGTTAGAGAGCCAGTCTTAACAGTTAAAGAGTGGGGTGTACTAGGAATTGCATTTGGAACAGCCCTAAACTTTGATGCATACCTTGGCGGTATTAATCTAACAGGACCAATGCTATTTAATAATATAGCCTACTACCAGGCTAATAATCTACAGCAGGTACAGAGTACTATTACTAGACCTTGGCTTAGGGTTAAGACTGATGGAGTTACAAACTACCAGTGGCAGTACTGGCTAAATAACTTTACTTGGGAAGGTGTATTGGTAGTTGAGGCTTCAGACCTATACGGAGTTAACCCTGCAGATGTTTATAAAACCTACCTTGGAACTAATAAGATTATCATTGATGACTCTGAAGGCATGATATTTGATGCTGAAAAGTTGAGACTGTATTCCGATACAGATTGGCAGACCACGGTCAAGATTCCAGTATAGTATGCTATACTTGTGGTTATGGATGACAAAATTCTTGAAAAAGTTGGCAATGTCCGACGCAAAGTAATAGAAAAAGACTACAATTGGGGTCTATACGTGTACAAAAAGTCAGATGGCAATTGGTTTACTGACGGAAGCGGTAGTGTTTTAAACATACCTTCAGAGCGTGGAGATATCTCAAAGATTGCAGAATTAAGAAAAGCCGCTATGCACTATGGCGATGATGGTGAAGGAAAGCCCGTTTTTGTTCCTGGGCTAACAAGAATTAGCGAAGAAGAGTATTCTGAGCAAATGGATAGAATGAAGAACGGTTTGATTCCTTCTATGAATGACCACGGTGCTTGGGTAGCAGCACGACAAACCTATGATAAGTATGGTAGCGATGACTGATGATTATATAAGAGTTGGGTTAAACACCCAGCCAAAAGAAGATAGCCCATTTAAGGAACAAGATCCTTTTAATAAGTCTTGGGAAAACCTTAAAGACTATAATGGTTTAAATCAAAACTTTCGTAGAAAAACTTCACGGAATGTTGCAAAGGCAGTTATTACTCCAACAGCAGCATATCTAGATGCAGCAAATGCAACACCATCTGGTGTAGATGCATCATCAAAGGCAATCAATCCTGGAACTGTATATCGTAATGGTTATGGTCTATTTGATGTAATTACTCCACCATATAACATGTATGAGTTGGCTAACTTTTATGATACTTCATTTGCTAATCACGCTGCTATTGATGCAAAGGTAGAAAACGTTGTTGGTCTTGGATACTACTTTGAGGTAGCAGATAGAACAATGTTAAGGTTTGAAATGAATGATGATCAAGGAGCAGTTGACCGTGCTCGTCGCCGTATTGAAAGAATGAAGTTAGAATTAAAGGATTGGCTAGAAAACCTTAATGATGATGATTCTTTTACAAAGACAATGGAAAAGTTTTATACAGATGTTCAGGCTACAGGTAACGGCTTCCTAGAAATTGGTCGTACCGTAACTGGAGAGATTGGATATGTTGGTCATATTCCAGCAACAACTGTTCGTGTCCGCCGTCTTCGTGATGGATATGTTCAAATTATTGGAAATTCCGTAGTTTACTTCCGTAATTTTGGGGCTAACAATCAAAACCCAATGACTGCTGACACAAGACCAAATGAGATTATTCATTATAAGGAATACTCTCCTCTAAACACATACTATGGTATTCCAGATATTGTTGCTGCATTGCCATCTCTTATTGGAGATCAACTTGCATCACAATACAATATTGACTACTTTGAGAATAAGGCTGTTCCTAGATATGTTGTTACCTTAAAGGGTGCAAAATTATCTGCTGAGGGAGAAGACAAGATGTTTAGATTCTTGCAGACTGGACTTAAGTCTCAGTCACACAGAACTCTTTATATCCCGCTTCCTGGAGATACTGATCAAAACAAGGTTGAGTTTAAAATGGAGGCTGTTGAAAACGGCATTCAAGATGGCTCATTTAAAGAGTATCGTAAACAGAACCGTGATGACATTCTCATTGCCCATCAAGTTCCAATCTCTAAGTTAGGTGGAGCAGATTCAGGCATTGCTGCAGCACTTTCACAGGATAGAACTTTTAAGGAGCAGGTTTCACGCCCAGCCCAAAAGCACTTGGAAAAGGTTGTCAATAAGATTATTAAAGAAAAAACAGATATACTTGAACTTAAGTTTAATGAACTTACCTTGACTGATGAAATTGCACAATCACAGATTATTGAAAGATATGTAAAGACACAGGTTATGACTCCAAACGAGGCTCGTGAGAAGTTGGACTTGCCACAAAGGGCAGATGGCGATGAACCATTTGTAATGTCACCACGTCAAGCAACTGACTCCAGAGCAAATCTGGCAGGGAACCGTGAAAGAGATGCTGAGAGAACTAATAACAATTCAGACTCTACTACAACGGTGGCTGGACGCAATCCACAAGGAGAAGGTAGAGCATCTCAATAATTGAGATAACGTTGAAAATGTTTGGTATAATGGTATCGATATGTTAATAAATAAGGCTCATTGGGTGACTGATGGCGACAATGTTCGTCTATCAATGCCTATTGGAAAAGTTGATGTTGAGCGCCGTATGGTGTCAGGTTTTGCCACTCTTGATAATATTGACAAGCAGGGCGACATTGTAACCACAGAGTCTAGTATAAATGCATTTAAGAACTTCCGTGGAAATCTACGTGAGATGCACCAGCCTTCAGCAGTTGGTAAGATTGTTTCTTTTAAAGAAGATCGTTACTTCGATCCAAGTACAAAAAAGTTTTATAGTGGAGTATACGTTTCAGCGTATGTTTCAAAGGGTGCACAGGATGCCTGGGAGAAAGTTCTAGATGGAACTTACACAGGATTCTCTATTGGTGGAAACATCAAGACCTGGGATGATGCATTTAATGAAGAGATGGATAAGACAATTCGTGTTATCAAGGAATATGATCTTTTTGAACTCTCATTAGTTGACTCCCCTGCAAATCAGTTTGCAAATATTGTATCAATTGAAAAACAAGATGGTCACAATGTTCTTGGTGGTTTGATTTCAAAGGTAGATACAGAAAATATTTTTTATGATCAAGAATCAGGAATGGTTATCCTATCAGATGCAGAAACAGTTTCACACCCAGTTACTGAAAAGCAAATGAAAAACATTGGTTTTGTTGAAAAGAATGATAATGAAAAAGCAGAAATGATAAAGTTCTTAGTTGATAGTGCTAAAGGCATTAGTACAATTAAGATTACAAAGGAGGTTAGTCCTATGAATGAAACAACAGAAACAGCAGTTGATGCTGCAGTTGAAGAAGTTCAGGTCGCTCCAGAGGCACAGCCAGCAGAAGTTGTAGAAACTCCTGCAGTCGTTGACGAAGCACCAGCAGTTGAAGAACTTGCAGTTGCCAAGTCAGATGATGGTAGTGCAGATTCTTCTGTCGAAAAAACAGAAGAGGGAGAAGTTGTTGCAACAGAAACTGTTGTAGCAAAGTCTGATGAAGCAATTGTTGAGGCAGTTGCAGAAATCAAGAATTCTCTTACAAATGCCTTTGGCGATCTTGCAACAACTATTAAGTCTCTTAACGAGCAAATTGTTGCACTACACAAATCTCTTGACACCGTATCAGGTGAGGTTAAGACCGTATCTGATGAGGTAAAAAATGTCAAGGGAGTTTTTAATGAGTTTGGCAAGCGAGTAGATGCCGTAGAGCAAGATACCGCTTTCCGCAAGTCTGGCGATCTAGGCGAGGTCGTGCAGTTTGAGCCTACCAAGGTTCAAAAATCCCTATGGGGCGGTCGTTTCCTCACATCAACCGACCTATTTAACTAAGGTAAAAATCACTAGGAGGTGAACAATATGTCGGAACAAAATAACAATCTAGAAAAGAACTACCCTGGATCAGGCGGAGCAGGCAATGAGATTAACTCTCAGGGCGGTTTCGTATCTGGTGGTGTTGGTAGTGCAACTGGTTTAGACTCTGCAGGATCATCTGTAGGATCACAACTCGGTAACACTGCAACAGCAGCATTCGGATCAACATCTGGACCAAACGCAGTAAACCCAACTGGCGCTGCAGGTGGTATTCTAGCACCAGAGCAGGCTCGTCGCTTCATCGACTACGTGTGGGATGCAACAGTTCTCGCCAAAGATGGTCGTAGAGTTACAATGCGTGCTAACACAATGGAGATCGAAAAGGTCAACGTTGGAGAACGTGTAATCCGTGCTGCTGCTCAAGGAGCACCAGACTACACAAACGCAGGCGCTACTTTTACTAAGGTAGAATTGACAACCAAGAAGATTCGTCTTGATTGGGAAGTCTCTACTGAAGCACTAGAAGACAATATTGAAGGCGGTGCACTTGAAGATCATCTAGTTCGCTTGATGACTAATGCATTTGCTAACGATATCGAAGACCTTGCAATTAATGGTACAGGAACAGGCGCAGATGCCTTCCTTTCCATCATGCCTGGCTTTATCAAGCAGACCCGTGGAACAGTCGGAAACGACGCACACGAGTACGCAGCAACCGTTTCAGACAACAACTACACAA